AAGTAGCTTGTCGAATGCTGCGGTCAGGTCGCCTTCGATCTTTGCGCCTATTTTCAGCATTACGCGGCCCTCGCGCACATCAGCGTCAGGGTCCGGTTATCCTGACCCAGCACCGCCTCGATGTTGTAAGTGTCGGCGCCATGCATCACGCGCATAGCCGGTTTGATGCCGTCGCGGTGGCGGATTGTGATCTTGGTGGTGACGCTGTTCTGCGCGGCCGCGGCGGCCACATACTCGCGGCCGGATATGTCCATGATGGACGCCCACACGGTCGCCACATCGGCCCAGCCTTCGATCGGCTGGCCGTTTTCGTCCTGGCCGGCGCCGTTCGCCTGGATGGTGACGCGCTTGTTGAGCCGAATGGCGAGCGACATCAGTACACCATCGCGCTATCAAGAAGGCGGTCAATGAAGGACGCCTGCACGGTTGCCTTCTCCGCTTTCGCGGCCGGGTCGAACTGCTCGACCAGCTTGCCGATGATGTAGAGGCGCACATTGGCCGGCACGGCGGTTTCATCTGCGCCGAAGCCGTAGGAAGCCTCGACCGTCACGGCGTTGGCCTGCAGCCGGGTTGCTGGCCAGGTTACGCCATAGGCCGGCACGATGTACTCGCCGTCGACCGTATAGGACTCGGCCGGCAGCGTCTGCTCAGCGCCGTCCTGGTCGATGTACTTGACCGAGGTGATGGCGATCAGCGGCGAGCGCGCCAGGCGGATCGCCTTCGGGAATGCCGGCAGCGTGGTGCGCCATGTCTGCGCAACGAACGCGCCGCCGGTCATGTGTTCTGCAAATTTGGTAATGCCCTGCACATAGGCAGTGACCAGCCCATCCAGCGCGGTATCGTCGGCTTCAATGCGCAGGTTCGCCTTTGCATCAGCCAGGGATACTGCGGGCGCTGCGGGCGCCGTGATGAGCTTGGATGTCATTTATTGAGCCTTCAGGGATTCAGCGATTGCGACGGCGGCGGCGTTGTCGTCCAGCGCACCCGAGGCAACGCCTTCAGCGACCTGCGCGGCGTCCAGTTCCACCACGTCATTGCATTTGCCATACGCACAATCCAGCAGGACGCGCGCCTTGGCATGTTTTGCTTTTGCCATGTTGTTCCTTGGGAGTTCGGAAAAAGGCGGCCAGCCGAAGCCAGCCGCCCATCAGCCTTAGGTAGCGCTGTTCTGGAAGTACTTGATCGCGCCGCCGACATCGACCATGTTGGCGCCGGAACGGCAGAACGCCACGAAGCCGACTTGACCCTTCAGCGTGTAGGCGCTGTCGGTCATACGGAACAACGTGGTATCCATTACGTCGCGGACCAGGTACTTGCTGAAGTCGCCGAACAGGATCGACTTGGCGTTTGCTGCCATTGCTGCCACGTTCTGGTTGATGACGATCTCGCGACCCAGCAGACGGTCGGGAGCGCCGCCAGGGTTGCCGGTTTCGTAGCCAGGCACGAAGATCGGACGGTTCTGGCCGTCCTTCAGCTTGCGCAGTGCCTTCAGCGTGGAGTCGGCCATCATGTACTTGCCGGCGCCGCGGTAGAACGGATCGATGGAGTGTTCCAGGTCGACCAGATCGTCGTAGGCAACCGAAGTGGTCGAGCCGGTAGCGCCAACCTTGCCGGCGCCAGCTGCGGTAACGATGCCGGTAGGCTGTCCCGAACCCGTGCCGATGGTGTGGTGCTTGTCCTGGATGCGGCCAAGACGCAGGCGCAGCAGCGTCTGGATGTAGGCTTCGATGTCGAACATCGAGTCCTGCAGCAGCTCGAACGGCAGAGCGATGGACTTGGACGAGTACTTGTAGACATCCAGCGATGCCTGGCCGAAGGTGGTTTCACCCAGAGACACGGAACCGTTCTGGCCGACGATCTCGCCTTCTTCAGCGGTGGCGTTGGTGGTCGGGAACAGCATTTGCGCGCCGGTCGATGTCTGGATGTTGCTGGCAACGCTACGCACCGAGAACTCGTACTTCATTGCCTGCAGCAGAGCGCGGCTGAACTCGGTTGCGACGGTGTAGCCGCCTTCCGAGCCGGTCGTGGTCGACATAGCTGCGCGGATGTCCGGGTTCACGCGGGCAGCCATTGCGCTGCGCTGCTCGGCCGACAGAGCCGACAGGCCGCCAGTCAGCATCGCGCGCAGGGCGGCGCCTTCGTCGGACTTGCTGGCGCCGGCACGGGTTGCCACGTTCATGGCGGCTTCGTGCTGGGCTTGCGGGTTTTCCATCGCCAGTTGAGCAATGCGCTGCTCGCGGGAGATTTCGTTGTCGATGGCTTCGATGTTGGCCAGAACGGCGTCCAGCTTTTCAGCTTCGACGGCCGGCATGCGCACATCGGCGGCATATTTGGCGTTGATTTCGTTGGCTTCGCGGGCCTTCAGGTTGCGCTGTTCACGCAGTGCGGCGAGTTTGGACATTTAGTGCCTTTCAGGTTAGGTCATCCGCTATCGCGGTCGTTTCAGACGAAAAAAAACCGCCTTTCGGCGGCTGTTACAGTGGCGCGATAGCGTCAGCTGACTTGTAGGCGACTCAGCATGGCAATACGCTGCTGCTGGCGGTCGCGGTGTTCTTGGGTAATGCAGTCTTCGATCTGTTCCGGCTCGGGCTGCTTCGGCGCATTGGCGTAGGCAGACAGATTCCATGCGTTCTTCGCCTTGGCGCCCTTCTCGTTGGTCGCCACGCGGTCGGCGAAGCCCTTGGCGACGGCCTCCTTAGCGTCCAGCCAGGTTTCTGCTGCCATCATCGCGGTGATTTCGTCGGCCGGCAGGCCGCTCTTGCGCTGGTAGTCGGCCACGATGGATGCGTCGATTTTGTCCAGCAATTCGGCGGTGCTGCGCAGGTCGCCGGCGTTACCCATCGCCATCGTCCAGGCGTTATGGATCATCAGCATGGCGCCATCCTGCATCACGACCTCATCGCAAGCCATTGCCACGTAAGACGCAGCAGAAGCGGCCAAACCGTCGATATAAGCGGTGATTTTGGACGGATGGGCGGCAATTGCAGCCACCATTGCACGCGCAGCAAAGACATCGCCGCCTGGCGAATTCAAGTGCAGCGAGATATCGCCTTCCTTGACGTTGTTGAGCGCGGCCACGAAGTCGGAAGCCGACACGCCGTAGTAGTCGTCAATCACGTCGAACAGTTCGATGCGGGTGGCATCGCCCTCGGCGCTGACGGCGAACGCTTTTGGCGCTGCCTTGTTGTCAATCGCCAGTTGCAGCAGTTTCGGGGTCTTCATTTCGCTCCTGTATCGGACGGCGGGTTATCAGTTGCCGGCGCCGCGGCGGAATCGCTCGGCGGCACCACTTCCAGCAGTTCATCGCCACCCGCTTTCGGCGGCAGCAGCTTGGCCTTTCGCACTTCGTTCTGCGTCAGCCAGCCAGGCTCGCCCGCGCGGCCCAGGGCGATGCGGAATGCTTCGTTCTCGGACTTCAGATCGCCACGCTCGATGTCGGCCAGGTCGAACTCCACGAAATAGCGCTCGCGGGACGGCCAGAGCTTGCGGTTGAACTCCTGCTCAAACTTCACAAGGTCGCGCTTGAGCGTGAATTTCACGAAGCCGCGGCCCATGTTCTCGACGCCGCTACCCCAACTCGTCGTCTTGTCGGTGTGGCCGATCAGATGCGGCGGCACGCCCAGCACCCGGGCGATTTCCTCGATCTGGAACTGGCTGGTTGCCAGGATCTGCGAGTCTTGCGCCGACAGCGACAGCTGCTGGATCTCCATGCCACCCGTCAGCACGGCCGGCAAATGGGAATTGGCAACGCCGGCATGGCGCTCGCCCCAAGTGGCGCGGATCATCTGCGCTTGGTCTTGCGACAGACTGCCCGGCGCCTTCAGGGCGAAGTCCGGGCGCGCGCCATTGCTGAAGAAGCGCGCATTGTATTCATTGGCTGCCAGCGTGGTGCCGACCGCCTGCCGCGCCGCATAGGTGATCGGCGACGGGCTGCGCAGGCCATCAAAGCCCAAGCTCGGCACATGGATCATGTCGGCCGGGTCCAGCACATAGTCGGCGCCGAA